TTGTTCCATTTATAGTACCCGATGGTACTTCGGCGGTCATGAGCGTTCCGGGAGTTCCAGCCGATGCCGATGCCTGTTTTTGCTGTAGGGATAGTATTGATTGTGTCCGGGGTATATCAAGCATCACATTCAGGGTGTCACCATTATCTGAACCTGCCGGAAAAGAGGATAATCCCCAAACAAAAATAGGCAGTCCATTTGACCTGAACCATGCGAACTGATTAGCGGCAGGCAGCCCGATATTTCCGGCATGTGTGGTATTATAAATCTCCTTTAATGAACTTACGTCAAGCGGGAAATTATTACACCCGGATATGGTCAGGGTTTTACCTGTAACATCAAGTGTTACGGTGTAAATATCATTGGCGCTATTGAGCAGGATTTCCATTGCTGTAATTTTTTATAAATATATAAAATAATTAATCGAAATTAATACCAATTTTCTTACCATTCTCTATACACCCCTTCATATCCTCAATTGAGCCTATTTTTTTATCAATCAAATGCCCTTTAATTTGTTTGGCATACTCTTTTACTTTTTCAATACATTCATCCATTGTATTTCCGATAGCCACAACTGCACCTATCTCAAAAAGTTGCTCGATTCCAGGCACAATATACCAAGTGTCATTTTTTTTCATACACGAGCGCAATTTCACCCACCTGTCAATCTCCTTTGGGAAGCGTATCTCATTCCATTTATCATCACTTCTGCTCGAATATATATTTACTTGAATCCCATATTTAGCTTCAAATTCAGGCTCTTTAAGCTTGCCGATACTACCATACCAAATGATTTCTGGTAGGTTTGAACACATTTCCATATATAGTTCCCCCGGTGGTAAACCAATCCGGCATGTTATATCAATAGGGAAAGATACCTTTTTAGGTGTAATTCTGTTTTCAGAATGAAAAAAATTAGCGTAGTCGTTAGCTTTAAGTGTTGGAGCAATAGCATCAAGGTAGTCGGTTATCAATGGAGATATATCCTTATGTTTTTTAACATGGGCACAGTAGCCTAAATCCTTAATTTCAATACCAAAAAGTGTAGTTTTGGGAAACTCACCATTCACGGAAAATCCGTCATAGCCCCACTCTTCCCCGTCTATTTTATCCTCAATTATAAATTCAAAATCATCCTTTTCTGGGCCAAGTTCAACTGACAGTTCGTCTAATTTAGATGTAGATGTTTTTATATCTTCATGCTTCCATGTTTCATTGTCACCGCGCCATTGGCTAACCTTAATATATTTATTCTTTACTGATGAAAGATGCTCACGCAGATTGTCAACTCCATTTACGACAGTTATGAATGGTTGAGGAAGCCCAAATTTAGGTAAATCTCCATTCGTATCAGCCCTGTCAAGTTCTATTTCTTGCCCCCATCCTGACCCCCACACCTGTTTGCCTATGCTTCTTAAATATTCCTGTAAATCCGGTCTGTAAATAAATGGAAAACAAAAAACATCAATTTCATCGAGATACGGCCAAAAGTATTTTATACGTTCAATACCCTCTATACCGTAGCCAACAAGGCTGTCTTTTTTATACGGGAACGCACAAGCCCACTCACTAAAGTATAAAACACGACCGTAATCACGGGCAAGCCGCTGTGCCAATGAAACACAAAGCCGCTCATCATACACGCATATTGTTTTCTCTTTAAGGTTTACTTCTTCCATCATTTCAGTGACAAATACCATTTATTCCCGTAACGTTCACTATACCAACTTAAAATAAATTGTCCCTTATCTACTATTTCGATATCTCCAATAGCGGGATTATATATCGTTACCATCTTTTTTGTTATACATAAAACAACCCCATAATGACCCTCACCATCATATTGGTAATTGACCAATGCCGGTACCTTTATTTTATTAATATCACTATCATACCCGCTTAAAACATCATTATTAAACCAGTTTGAAATATCCTCATGTGTTGTTCCGTTGTCAGCGGTAGTTTTAAGTTCTTGCTCTAAAAAATCAATCCCAAAATTATATATACCATGCAATTCCATTAAAAAATTAACAGCATATACACCACAGTCGTAATCTTTTTTCTGCCTTTCTAAAACCACTTCAAATAAAGATAATGGGTAATTCCGGTTTGATACCAGTTCTCAAATTCACCAACTATTTCAGCCCCAAAATACGTATTTAATTTAATAGACGCCCCCGCTTTAGCGTGTGCTATACTGCCTTTATACCCCTTGGCGTAAACATACCCGTATAAATATGCTTTTAATAACTTACCAAAACCTTTCTGTTGGTGTTTTGGTAATATTGTTGTTGAATAACAATAAATCAACCCCTTACCAAAATAAGACGTTAAACCCTCATCGGGTTGTAGCGGATCAGGTTCTTCACCCTCAAAAACATCCAACGGGATAAAATAAGTTTCGCCTATAAGTTCGCCACTTTCCCCGTTTATCATAAAAATAAATTCAGCCCCATCATCTTTAAGCTCCAGTTTTTCTTCCAAGTCCATTTGCAGGTTTTCATCATAAATTTCTTCAAAAATCAATGATTGTTCAAGCGGTAGGTTGTGTACAAATTTTATTTCCATTTTCAATCGCCTCCAATATAATATTTTTCAACTGTTCAAAATCTTCTTTTACAACCTTAACAACCACCTCGCCGCTGGGATATTGTTTCACCGATTCTTCGGCGGCGGTTTCAATGGTTAGTTTCATTTGTTTTTCTGCATGGATGGGTCTAAGGTAGTCTTTTTCATTCTGCCTTTTGTTTCTTTGTACTCGCCAACTCTAAAGCCAGTTGTTCCTGAAATAACACCCGATAAAATACCATCCATAACTGAGTTAAGGTGTTTCTTATTTGCTCCGTGGTCTAATGCTGATTGATAAAACACACCCAACCCTTCTGCTACGGGCAAAGGTAGTTTTTGTGTACCATATTCAATCCACGTTAATTTATGATGCCCCTTAGTTGGGCTATCATTCCTAAAGTTAAGTGCTTTTACCGGGAATTTAGGCATAACATTACGGTTAAAATCTTTGTTGTCCACAAAGTCGGATATAGTGGCATACAAAGGCGCAAGTTTCCCCCGACCATACCCCTCTGCCGCGCTTGCTTCTGCCTCCAATCCGCTTTTTCCGTAGTTTTCAGCTTTACTCTTAAATGGGATTGTAGATAGTTCATACAGGAAAGACGCCGTACTTCGCATTCCCGACGTAGGATCAATGGTTGTTTTACCAAACTTAAATTTCCACCAATTAGGGTCAGATGGATCAAATAATCTTTTTTTATCATTAGGATAAAAATAATTATTAATAGCTGCGTTTATTGCCAATAGTGAAGTATAGGTAGCTACTTGTTCGCCTACCCGACGCGCCCATACTTTGGCAAATACTTTTTCTGCCGGAGTCGGATTGCCGCGTATCACCTTAGCTAAGGTTTCTGCTGATTTTGCAGGGCTTTTTAGTAGCTTTTCCCACCTTGCCGCTTCCATGCCACCTGCAAAAGACACCTCATTAACCCATGCCGGAAGCTTAAGAGTTGTCGCCCCCGTTGCAAGATTTACCAAATCAGCTATACTTTTAGCCACTTCCGGGTCGTCTCGCTCGGCTGCCGACAGGTTGTTAAAGTGATAGTCAAACAGATGCTGGCGAAGCACCTTTATCGTGTTAAAACCCCGCTCCCCTACATGTCCTAATCGGCCTAAATACTGCTGACTTTTTTGAAACTCCTCTACATTTATACGGTCGGGGTCATTCTTTAGCCCGGCACGTTGAGCGATAAGATAGTTGGGTTCATTCTTTAGTTCCTGCATGTTGCGTTCGTATGCAGCCTCTGTGCCATAGGCTAACTTAAAACCACGGAAGAACGCCGGTATAGTCTTGCTCCATGTAGACGGATTAAAGAATGTCATACCAGCGTGTGTTCCCAAAAATATGTGACCATGACCGAATGTAGCTATGCCCCGCAATAGGCCCGATATCTTTCTCCACGCGCGTACAGGTGCAGATGACTCCTGCTGACCAATCCAATTCTTTATCGCTGACCTGTTCCGTGCAAGTTCAGAGTTTCGCTTCCACATCTCATCCGAAATTCGTTTTAGTTTAGGTGTCACAACGGCCTCGCTGACCTGCCTCCACGAGAGTCCTAAGTCCTGTGATGTTTTTGAGAGTGCATCGGCATATGAGGTGCCGTTATTCAGGTAATTTTCTTTCATGTAACCCCAAATATCACGGGCTTCTGATGGGTTGAATTTATTATCTGTTTTGTCTGCAAACCGGGATTGAAGGTCTGATAAATCAGCGCTTCCTGAATTGTCATTATGATACCGCTTAAATGTTGTTTCGGCTTCTGTTTTCTTTTTGTCAGACAGCCCTTTATACCAACTCGTGCTGCGAATATGTTCAAGTCCCAATTCTATCGCATCCGCTATTTTACCACCAGCCTCTACTGATTTTGCCACAACCTCTACTGCCGTATCCCATGCTAACGATGCGGGTGTTGCATTGCTGAATATTCCTGGCCTATGTATCTTGCCGGCGCGTATTTTATCGGCTATCCGTTTAGCTTTTTGTGCTTTTGTCTCGTTTTTAACAGATTCTTCACCTGCCCTGAATGCCTTGTCGGTTTCTTCTATCAATTTAGCTTCGGCATCTTTTAGGGCGGTTTTTAACCTTTCATTTTCGGCTACTGTTTCTTTTATTTTAGATTCCTGTTCTTTGGTTAGTGTTTTTTTTGTTAGTTTTTCGACCTGTCTTTTGATTGAAGCAAAGTTCAAATCTTTATTTTGATATTCATGGGCAAGTTGTCCGATAAACTCACCGCTAAAATACCCTCTCTTTTCCATTAGGGCGATCAGGTCTGCGTGTTTTTTTGCAAGTTCGTCGCGCCTTTCGCTATCTTCCGGTAAATCTTCTATAGCCTCACTGTTGCGTATTTGCAATTGCGCCAACACGGATGCAGCCAAGCCACCATCAATATCGCCCGAATCTACCGCATGGTATGCGGGTTCATCGCCGAATTTATTGATAAAGTCGGTAGCTTGTTTTGACCGTTCCTCCTGACTAAAGGACGCTCGTTTAAGTCCCTTGTCTTCCAGATATTTTTTTACTTCGGGCTGCACCTCACCCTCGTATGCGCGTTTGGTAAGGATAGTTTTCTTTACTTCTTTGCCCCCTGTTGACTCGCTATCCGGTTTCTTAAAGCCTGTTTTGCTTTTTGTGCTTTCGCCTCCTTTAGGGCTTTCGCCCGGTCTATCTTTTCCAGCATTTCCAGTGCCGTCATTTTCGGGTTGTTGTACAGTTTCCGCATTAGTTGCAGCTTGCGTATCTTGGTCGCCGCTTTCGTTTCGTTGTGTGTCGTTGACATCTTTTAAATGGCTTATGTTAATACCATCCTCCTTTAATAGTCCGTTTAATTCGGCGTGTTCGGCAACGGGTAGCTTGGCTAATCCTGGCCCCAAACTGCCTTTTTGTTCAATTTTATCAATCAGTGACTTCGCGTCATCTATGCTTTTGCTTAACTCTTTTTCGCTTTCGGGGAACCAGCTCTCAATCTGATTAAAGCTATTCACATTCCCCACATCCTTTCCCGGCTTACCTAAAAATACCTCATACCCGTCTTGATTGGGTTTAACAGATATTTTATACCCATTTTTATCGGTAGCATCCCATTCCTTTTTACCGGCAAACTTAGACCCTTCCGGCTTTGTAGATTCATTCACATTACCAAAATGTTTTTTAATTTGGTCGGCAATAGTAGTTTCGGGTTCCGCTTTCGCATCCCCCGCTTTACCTACTTCTTCTTTGGCGGCCAGCCCTTGTTCGCCATCTTTTTCGGCGGCGCCGGTTTCTTCATCTTCGGCGCCTTTTTTGGTGGTTTCATTTTCTGTGGTTTTTATTTGTGAATTTTCAGTTGATTCATTAGTTGGGTTAATGGTCGATTCCGGGCTGGTTATCCCATCTCCCGATTGTTCAGCATGTACTTCCTTATTTGGCTGAATTTGTTCATTCTTTTTATCCTCGTACTGCTTTTTTACAATATCGTCCAATTGCTTGTTTAAATCCTGTAACTCTACCTTGTTTTCCTTGTCCTTAACGATGTCGCCTGTAGTTGGTTCAGACTGTAGCTTTTGTATCTTATCGGCTAAGACTGTTTTTTGCTGCTCAATAGGGTCGAATGCTTTATGGACTTCGTTTATTTTGTCGATAATGGGTTGCTTGTCAATATCGTCTGGTAGTGAAGCAATAACGGCATCCTTGTCCTTTAAAATAGCCTGTGTCACAGACTTGACCGAGGCTAATTTTCCGTTTATTGATGATTGCGAAATTGCTTCTGCCTTTGCTTCGGGATTGCTTTCTTGAAATGCCCGTTCAGCATGTGTGGCGGCTATCATGTGTAGGTCGGTTGGTGTGGCATTAAGCGCATGAGCCATCTTTATTCCATCCATATCCGCCGCCATGAAGTTATGCAAGTCAATGAGCGGACTTCTCTGCATTATCTCCTTCGCTGCACCATCAGACGGGGTGTCATCTTTGCCATCGCCATGAAACAGCCCGGTTATGCCGCCAAGAATTGCGTTGTTTCGTATTTCATCCAGCGACGTTGATTTGCCTTGCATCGCGTTGGTTATTATTGGAATAGCGGAAAATGCGGTAGCTTGTGCTGCGGCATGTAAAATTGCTTTTTGTGCGCCCTTTACTATCTCTCCGCCCTTCATCCACCCGGCATCCTCTAAAAATTTAGCGCCAATTTTTGACACCTTCCCCGCTGCCGCACCAGCGCCCTCAAACAGTAATCCCTTACCATATTCTTTGGCTGAATTTACAAGGCCTGCTTTTGTAGCATCATAGTCGGTCGCTCCCGCTTCTTTGGCTGCGGTATAGCCGCCTGTAAGTCCGTTTACCCCCATAAGCACCGGAAATTTACCAACCGCCATATTTACCACCTTTGGGGCGTATTTGCCACCGTACTTAGTCAGTACTTCGCCTAATTTACCAATCTTAGCAATATTCAGTTCGGGTGTTAATGCCAGTTCAATAACAGTGGGCACAAACGAAGTGGCTGTTTTTACCACACCGCCAGCTCCCGTGTCGGGTAGTGAAAATTGATCCGCTTTATTTTCTTTGTCCTGTCCCCACCCTTCAAGTTTTAAGGCGGCATTGCTTATGGCATCTTTAGCTAAGTGACCCTGTGGGTCGCCAAACACCTTATCACCTAAAAACTTAGCTGCGTGGGCTGCGTCTTTTTCAAGTCCCCCCAAAACAACATTTGGCAATAAGTCAACATTATCCCATGAGTTTTTATGTCGCTCAACACCAATCACATTTTCCAGCCCGTGCCCCTTTACTGGAATTTGATTTTGCCTGAAATTAGCATCCTGTTGTTTGTTTAAAAGCGTAGTTGGTTTATGCTTGCTCCTGTCGTATTGTGTAACGGCTTGCTCTTGTTGTTGTGTATGTTTGGACGGGATATAGGATGAATAATCAACCTGCTTCATTGGCTTAATATCAGGTTTTCGGAAACCGAGGGAACTCTCTAAGCCACCGCCAGACTTCTCCAAACCACCCTGCAAGTCTGTCCAGCCCTGTTTTACTTTTAAATCTTCGGCAGTAGGTTTGTAACCATGCGTAAAATCGTGCGGGGAGCCTGCCCCGCTGTCTTTTTTTACGGGTACAGCATCAGTGGGCGGCTTCCATATTGTTTTTGATTCAACAGGAACCGCATCTTGTGGTGGTGTCCATTTTACGTCAGGGTATCCCATTACTTCTTAGTATATGTCACACCATCCGGGCCAACTAAAGTAGCGCCCTTTGGTAGTTTTGACCATTGTTTATTAAAATCATCCGGTGTTGTTTTTGCCCCTTGCATGTGCTGCCCCACGCCAATATGTTTTTTACCGCCAGGTGTTTGCAGCGCTGAAATATCTACTTTCTCGCCTGTTAACTCATTTATCATTTCATTCAGCTTTATTTTCGCATTGGGTGCGCTCGGGTCTATCCAAATTTCTCTTTGTGGTGCTGTCTGATACCAACCCGCATCATCTGTCGCTGTTTTTTGCTTCCAAACCCTCTTTGGCGGTATGGTGAATAACAAATGCCCTTTTACCGCCTTTCCGGTTCCCCCACCTATTTTCAATTCACCATCATAGGCCGGGTCAGCAGCTATTTTAGCCTTTAGTTCTTCGCCACTGCCTGCCGAGCCACTTAGTATGCGTCCGACCAGATCCTGCCTATATGTTGGCGTATTACTCTGCGCCGTTGTCGGCGATACTTTCGGGTGGTTAAGTTCATAATTATAATGTTCATAGAACTTATCCGGTGCTACATCTTCGTAATTCTTAACCTTTGGCCTGTCGTGTATGCCGTCACCATCGCCGTGGTCTTTCATATCCTGTGCTACCCGCATAGCCAGTTGTTTTTGCGGGTTGGGGTCTTGCAGTTCGGGGTATTTATTTTGCAGGTGCTTTTGATAGTCCATATCAGCGGTTGCGGCATGCAGGTGCATTTCAAGCGCGTCCTGATAGGGTATTACCCTTTCCTGTGTTCCCGTCGCTGTTTTCCTGCCAAATACATTTTGGCCGTATGAAATTTTTTCCGTTCCATAGGTGGCCGGGTGATGCTTTAAAACCTCGTCCCGCCACTTGTCATACTTCACCTCCTCTTTGGCCGGGTCTACCCCTCTTTCTATACCACTCCAATCTTTTACATTGTCGGGATGATCCCACGTTCTGTTGCGCTGGTCTAACAATTTCTTTGAAGTGCTGTCATCGTAAACATAAGGATGCAGGGCGTGTTCTTTAGCGGCCTCCCGCTCAAATTTGTCAAGTGTTTTACTGCCGGTAGAAAAAGCTGACAAATCTGTTAACCGTTGCCGGATACCTGATAGCGCCATTGCCTTTTTGGTTGCATCTTTTTCATTTTCTGCGGCAATAGCATCTTCCTTAATCCCCTTATACCTCTTGGCATACTCTAATTTGTCAGCATCGTTCCGCAACCCGTTCGGGTCATATCCCTTTGCTAATTCATCGCCCAACGCCCTTACTTCCGCTTCGTGCTTGGCTTGTTTTTGAGCGAGTATCTGCCCATACTGCTGTATGGCCGGCATGGGGTTGAACACTTTGGCATCGCCAATTCCTTCACCAATATTGAGATGACCTACTCCCATTACGCAGCGGGTATTTGATATTGTCCGATAGGATAATTTAGTGCGTCGGGCGGCAACCCCATGCCCGTAGCGTCTACATTATAAGCGTTCTTTTTTGCACCCATTGTTCCGGGTGTCCAACTACCATTTGGGGTGACGGGGTTGTTCATTCTATCCGTCATATACGTTTGCCCCAATTGAAGCGCTCCCTGCGCTGCGCCATTGAAGTTATCCTGTGCCGCCCCTTTATACGCCTGCATCTGATTAAAGTCCCTGGTAAATTTGTCGTAAACGTCGTTCTGCTGTTTCTGCAACTGCTGGTTGCCAATTTGCGCATTTTGCTGTATGAAGTATCGTTGGTTGGCTTGCCTCGCCTGCGCATCTTCTGCATCAAGCGTGGCCTTTGCCTGATTGCCCTGCCTTGCGATAGCCGCTATGTTACCACCCGGGTTATTGCTGTTTTGCGCTGCTGATATGGCCGCCGCCTGGTTTTGGTTGATATTATTCGTGGCGTTATTGTATTGTTGTTGCGGAATGCCCTGTTGCGCCATTTGCCGGGCTATCTCACGGTTTTGGTAAAATTCGGGCGGAATTTGAAATGCAGGGTCTTTTAAGTTTTTTTGAATAGCGTTTGCCTTGGCATTATTACGCTCACCCTGATAAACCGAATATAACAATCCGGCTCCTGCTATAACCGCGCCCCCTAATGGCATTTGACTTTAGTTTAAATCGTTAATACTGTTACGTGTTCCTTAATACGCATACCCTGCCTTACAAGGTGCAGGATTGCCCTGCTGTTTTTACCGTGTAGTGGGCAATCAAAGTTAATTAAAATATCCTTCAATTCCGCAAACCATAATTGCAATGTTTCTTTATCCCTGTGATTGATATTTATGCCGAAACTGTAAAGAAGCCCCGGCGAAGTTACGGTAAACCCAAAATCCCCAACCTTATAGTATGTTAATGGTAAAATCTTGGCCGTTTTACATATTTCATCATAGGTATGCCACGCAAATTTATTTTCTGAAATGTGGTAGGTTGGCAGTTCGTTATCGCCATCAAAGGCTATTTTGATATACGCATATAGTTCGTCAAGGGTTACCGGTATTAGCATCATTTCCCTTGTGGTTTAAAGTTTTGTGCTGTCTTTTCCATGGCATTTATATCCGTTCCGAAATTGGTCGTATCCCTTTTCCCCTGTATATCCGTTGCGAGTATAGCCACCGGAAACTTGTGAGAACTCGTCTTGCTGCCCAACCACCCGTCAACTGGGGATATGTTAGCCATGATTTCATCCTCGTTCTTCACCCCCTCAAATGCCTTTGGGTTCTTTCTGTAAGCATCAATCGTTTGCGCCCTTGTTTGCTGGAACTCGTGCTGTACCCGCGCTATATCCTGATAGCTTATGGCATTTTTCGGGTCGGATTGATTAAACCGCTCCAGTAAGTTTTGCCCAAAGGCCATGTTTCTGTTATCTAACTTAGGGTTACCCTTGTATCCATTGCGTTCTAAATAATCTACAAACCGGTTCCAATGCTCTTTTTGTCCGGGGGTTAATGGCTGTGGTGTTGTTGGGTCTGGCATGATTGTATTTTTTATAATGGCCTGCTTCCTAAAGATACAACTTTTGATCTAACCGATACACTAAAAAGTGTAAGAGGGGCACTTCCATCATTGGTAATTAATTCGATAATAATATAGCTGCCCCGCATTCCAGACCCGTTAACTATATTTTGGTCATTCTCATCGCCTAAAAATGAAGCGGAGTATACACCGTCATTCTGGTAACCAGTTACCGACAAGCCCCCCGAAGATAAGTTGGTTTTTATAAAATCAGTATCTATCAATGTACTGATTTGACCCAAACTGGTCTGTATACCGTCGATAGTGGTTACCAACAATTGATTTGCCTGGTAGGCTAATGCCTCGAAGTCTTTTACTATGGTCGGGTTTTTAGCTTCTACAAGTTTTATTGAACTTTGGAATTGTGTGCCAAAGAAGTTATTCGCCGTCCCGTTCGATTGTCCATTGTCAGCAACCCACATAGCTCCATTATTAGCTAATATCGTTCGGGTATACAATGACCATCCAAAGTCAGGATAAAAAGTTCGCATGTCGCTCCAAATAGCCATCTCTCGTTTGTGGCTGTTGGTTGCGGAATAAACGATTGTTGTTCCCGGATTTGATGATATAGGTTTTATGTTAAAACCCTGAATCTTACAGGTTGCATTTGAGTAAAAAGATAAAAAGCCATTTGAAGTTGGTGTAATAGTTTCAACGTACAATCCCGGTGTAGTCCTTGCAATACCATTGCCACCCGGTGTTTGCGGTTGCACATTGCCCCCTGATATGGACACTACAATATAGCTGATTTGGTAGGGTTGGTTAGCGGTTACCGGGTAGTTAGTTAATGGTATATTACCAGCGTTGCAGCTCTCGTGATCGGCTGATATGCCGTCAGTATCAAACGACCACCCCGTCGTGTTGCATTGCTGTAACAGGTTTATGCTAATGGGTACGTTTTGTAATGCGCTGAATGACATGGCTATGCTGTAAAGCTAATAATTTGAATTGTTGTTGGGTTGTTTGCCGTTGCCGTAAATGTTAACGTGTATGTCCCCGGCCCGGTATAGGCTACACTGCTTATCTGCACACCCCCCACTACCAAGCCCAGGAAAGTATGCCCCGGTATAGCTGGCGTTCCTGTTCCTGTTACCAAAACCGTAAGTCCCGCGCCGCCGGTGGTCGTATAGGCCGCGTAAACTATCTGCCCGTTACTTAATGGGAAGCCGCTAAATGTTGGTGTGCCTGAGCACGTCCCGTTGGCGACCGCTGAAATATTTACACCGTATTGGCTGTAAACACTGTAATTACCAGCCGCTGCCGCCAGCGTAGTTGCGGTAAATGTTCCGCTTGTCGAACCTACTGTCAACACAGCATTGGTCGTTGTGCTGTTTGACCCGCTTGTGGTCTGTTGAACGATAATCACATCGTTGGCGTTGGTGGTTCCGGCTGCGCTGGTATATGCGCCGCCATTGATAGAATACTGCCCTCCCGTGATGCTGATCGATACAGGTATATTTGGCCCTGTTACAGTAATAGCATTACTTGTTACTAACGTGCTCAATGGTTGGTTGGTTAACGGTGTAAACCCAAACGCATTTACTGTAGTTGTTCCTGCCAGCCATGTCAGGCAGTTATTTAAGGTTATACCACCACCACCCGGATTGAAGGTAAAGGTAGGGGTATCCCCCCCTACATAATTACTTGCCGGGGTGTAGGTAACCACCCCCGTAGCGCTGTTATAACTCGCTGTACAATGCGCTCCGTTTGGTGTCGCTGTTACCTGCGTTCCTGTTATCACATAGCTATTCAGTGGGTTCCAATTAGTCGGTGAGAAAGGGAAAAAGAATAGCTGTCCGCCATCCGCTTCTACAGTAAATACCGCCTCTTCGTAATAATCATTGTAGAAGAAATTTAATCGCTTGCCCTGTGAATAAGCCAATTGTATCAGGTTTTGGAAAAACTTCGTCATCTTCCCGCTGATCGGTTCAATTCGTCCTGCTACTATACGGTATGGCAATGACTTATTCGGGTCGACAAAATACATCGTACTGTATCTTCTGCAAAACGCCTTTGTCGTGCCTATGCCTACATTTTCATTATCATATCGCCCGTTATTTAGTAAAATGGAACTGATAGACTGACCTGTTAACTCTGCGTTCAATACGGTGTACGCCTCGTTTACGGGTATCCTGAACACGCCCAATTCCTGTAACACATAGAGTTCCTGACCTACCTGCTCCATTATTTGTATACTACCCTTGCTCGACGATGTTTGCCCGTTGTTGTTGCCGTAGATATGCGCAGGGTAAAACCTGTTCAACCCGTTTATCCTGCTGCCCAATACATAGGGCTGCCCGGTGATGATTAACGCCTGCTGCTCTGACTGCTCTTTTACATCGTAATAGGTGCGGACACGACCAAACGAGTAAAAGGCCGACGGGTAAAAGTCGGAATAATTGAGATCGGTCGCCAATACATTTACAGGCGGATTGGTATACGGCTGTATCGCATCGGGGAATTGTCTTGTTTTGTAATACGCGCCTCCGTCTGTAATTACACCGCTTAATACGCTATGGTTTCCGTTTGTTACCGGGAAGCACTCGCCTATCTCGAGCCACTCTGTTTCATTTAGTGCCGCGCTTGCCGTTGCCGATGCGGGAGCGGGGCTGTAAAGCCTGATAAATATGTTCCGTACATCTATCTGCTGTCCATTATACAAGATGTGCCCCCCCGAATAGGTTAGCGCCGCTGAATTTTCAACTTTGACTAAATAAGTTCCGGGATCATACCCAATGATGGGAAGGTCGATACATGGATTGCTAAAATAGTTGATATTACCGCCACTGTCAATCCAGTAGTGCAGCGTGCACCTGTCGCCCTGTGCGAAATCGTATACTAAATTTGTCGTTACATTCTCGTTTGAGAATTGCGAATTTAGCAGTGCTAATGAATTTAAACTAAAGACCAACAGCCCGGCACCTCCAGTAGCGGCAAGGTTGCCAAATGAAGCTGGTAACACGGCGTAATACTGCCCGGCCTGTGAACCGCCCGATATGCCGCCTACATTGGTAATATAATCGCCCGTATTGTAATTTTCACCATGCCCCAAATTCGTATACAGCGTCGAACTGGTTTGCGCGGCTATGGAAAATGGCGTTGTTATTTGGTAGGTATCACCAATATTGCCGGAGTTGATAGCTAATGTCGGGCTGTTCGTCCTTGCATTCCAGCTACCCTTGTAATTAATAACGGTAGCAATCGTGTCCAGTACTTTTGTTACCGTTGGTTTGGTTATTCCCCACTGGTAGTATGCAGCCCCGGCAGGTGCCGCCCCCGTGTTTATAGTCCACGCGATCTCTGTGGCGCTTCCGTTTTGTTGTGCGTATGACGGTTTGGTTATAATATAAGTATTGTCGGTGCATACGGGCATAGGGCGAAGCTTGGCGTCATAATAAAACAACGCCAACTGCTGACCTGTATTATCCAGTACGGTAGCTATTGAATTTGCCACGGTCGCGCCGTTAAAAAATAACTGTATGCTATAGTTTATTATACCAAAATAAGGAATGCCGGTAAAGCTTATTTTATATCCCGTTCCATATGCCACATAACTGCCGCCGAGAATCTGAGCCACACTTTGCACAACCGCAAGCAAGTTACCATTCTGTGACGACGGAACGGGATATGGTGTTACCAATGTATTCGTAGCGTTTCTAATGTCGGCCTGTATCACATTCACCACATCCCCCGTGTTCGGACTGCCGCTTAATGAGATAAACATATTCCGCCTGTGGTTACCTGCGCCGCTTCCAGACGCCCCTGCAAAATACCCTAATGATATGAGCGGATTGGTGTATGTACCTGCCGGAATGGCGATATTCGGATTGTACCCTACCGCCGTTAATGTTACACTTGTTTTTGGCCGGGGGTATAGTGTTTTCCAGTCGCCAAGCGCGGGTAAATTTCCGTTGAACTGCGCCCCTGAGTTTGATGGCCAAATATTGTCATATAGCAGGTCTGTTTCGTTCGGGTTTATGGGTATGGTTACGCTGTTGTTGTAAAAAGTAAAATAGTAAGTATTGTTTCCGGGATTGTAGGCTTCGTACACCTCTGTAGATACATCAACGGCAGTATGTGTAAGCGACTTTATATAGGATACATCAACCGATTTGAAGTTATAAAACACCCCGCTATCGTCAAACTGTACACCTACATTTATGGACACCAGTCTTGTTGACCAAAGCGGTATCGCCACGACGATGTAGTTGTTCTGCGCAACGGCGGCACCAAGTATCGGCGTGTTCTGTTGGTATGGCGTAAACCGCTTGCTACGGGTGTTCCATGCCGTGTAGTTAAAATCGGCGTTTATACCCTGAACAATGAATTGCGGCAACTTGCCATAAAGAAAATTAGCGGGCTTTCCCGCATCGCTTCCATACCCGCTTGTAATAGCATCAGGTGTTGTGGCATTCGGCACGGCAGCGATAGGTGTCGGGCATTGTGTCTTCAATAACGATAAATCTTCGGACAGCACCGTTCCATACCCGCCAGACGCTAATGTTTGCAGGTTGCAATATCCTACTTCGAGGTCTTTCGCCCACCAAAAAAGATATATTTTATTGAAAAGGAGTGCTGTTACCTGGTTTTGTGGGTTAAGTGGAAGCAACGTTGCGCCGCCGCTATCTGTCACGTCCGTATAAATTACGCTGTATGTATTCGTAGCGTAGCTGTAAAGGATCATCTGGCAATTCCCGGCACTATTGTATCGGAAGGCTACAATCTGCCCTGTATCATCAAATTTACCTCCCCCAATAACGCCATTTATGCCGGGTAGCAATGAACCGGATAAAGCGATGGTGCTTTCGATATTGGTATCATAGCCAAGTTGTTGTCCTTGTGAGCCCGTATTCCGAAGATTGACCCTATTGATCGCATCCTCAATGGCAATATCCTCGATCGAACTATCGGTATCCATACCGCCAGCATTCCCGGTTCGCATGTAGGTGTCCGCCTGTGCCATTTTTACGCCCTCGCCACTAATTTAGTATGGTGCCTAAAAACGCGCTCCATTTCTTGAATACGCACAGGATTCAACCTGACACGTGCCATTTTTTTCTCATTTGCCCACTCCAATTTCAACGCGCGTATGGTGACCTGGCTAACGCCTTTTTTATCAATGTTATCTTTCCATCGCAGCCACGCCATAAAAGCATCGGCAGCAAATGTGTGTATCATATATTGGTTGCAATCGCAGTCGAAACCATTGGTTAAGTACTCCACCAGTACAGACCCCCATTGAAAATCGGGATTTATCAAAAAGCACCTCTGATTATCATCCACGCTAAATTCTCCCACTCTTGGTGAACCGCCGCCCAATCCATAAAGATGAACAAATTCACCATTCCATTGATAATTCAGCCAAAATAATGGTGTGCCGGGGGAATTGGTTGCACACCCCGTAAGTGTTGGTGTGCCTACCAAAGCGTTTTGAGTTGATAAAAAAGCCTGTTTAATTGGTATAATATCCTCGTTGTGTTTTAGCGGCACCCCCTCTCCATGCTCGTTTACTATGCCAACCATTGAATAATCGAGGTAGTCGTCGGGGAACGGTACGGTATGGTTTACGCCGATAGGAAGTAATTGGGTGCGAAATTGTCCTGTAACATCCATCTGAAATTTGCGCATACCCTGTAAGCGCGCGATGTTGTATAGGCGAACAAAGCGGTCGCTACCCTCGTCTTTTGAGCCGAGGTATTCCAAACATAATTGTTTGACGGATATTTTACTCATGACGGCTCTCCTGTTTCAATTACTTGCGGTTGCACTTTATACTCACTCGCCAGTTCACCTAAGATAGATAAAAAAATATCATCCTGCACATCTTTTGGTACATTAAGGAACTGTGTTAATATCGCATCGCCAGCCATTACAGCGCCTACAAGCTTCATGTTCACCGGCCCGGTAACAATTCCCGGCAGGTTTTGAAATACAATATTGCCATTCTCAACCACAAATGTCTGTACCCCATCAGATGCGGGTATCGGCGGCAGCCCTGTTTGTATGAACTGATACCGATTGCTCATAGGCACGCACCAAACGTTAGGATAACCTGTAAATGATATTTGTGCTATTTCCCTGCCAAGCGGCAATCCTGCCGGCGTGGCTGGCATAACGGCATATTTGTTCTGTGTAGACGGGTCTGTCAATAACGCGACACCATTAAAAACCGCTATAAACTGGTCGTTTGAATAAGTTGCTTCGGATAGGTTTGAATTTCCATAGGCGTTTTTAACCGCCGCCTTTGCAACTTTTGCGGCTGCCCTGTCTGCAATAAAGCGTGGCGTTATCGTCGCTTCCGGGCTTGGGAAGTTATTATAGTGCGCGTTGATGATACGCTCTGAAAACTCTTGGTAGGTCATTTGCGACATTATTGCAATTCTTTAGATGTTTGGTTAGCAAAAGAAGCAAGTTCTTTATCCCTGCTTGCGATAGAGGCATCCTGCAACGCAAGGTCAATAATAGTCGATATGTCGTCATTGTTCCACAATGGCTGCACACTTAAGGCCGAACTATATACCGGCCTTATCGACCCGGCAACCAAGCTGGATACCGTTATCTGAAACCCAGACCCTGTACCGCCTATATTAGCTGCTGCTGCCGAAAGCACATCACCTGTTAAATATACCTTGCCGGGGTTGGTTATAGTTACGCTTGTTACCACCGCCCCTGCTACCACAATCGTTGCTAATGCAGAGTTTCCGACGCCGCCTGTTAAAGGCACGTTAGTATATGTGCCGTTAGTATATGCAGAACCGCCGACCAACCCCGTCAATGTACCAATATAACCGTTCAGGGTGTACCCCCAAAAACTCCAGTTAGGCTGTTGCAATATTACCGTCTTGGCAAATCCTATACTCTTAGGATAAAATTGGAATGAATTTGAAAACTGCGTATAAATAGGGAACTGCTGGCTTGGCGCGTCGTAGGTGCTTGACAGGTTCGCCGATATTAACCGCTTCTCCACGCGTGTTACTGGGCAATCTGCCGTAGCTCCGGTCAGGCTAACCACATTTATGACAAATCCCGACCCGCTTGGTATGGTGGCGGATAATGTGTCTCCAACGGTATACCCATTCCCCTGTTGTGACGGCAATACTGTTTGTACATTGCCGGCTGCGTTAACAACGATAAAAGCTGTTGCGCCTGTGCCCGTGCCACCGGTTAGCGGCAAATAATAACTGCCCGGTGTATAACTTACGCCGGGATTAAATGTTACCGTAACTACATGTGTATTGAACCCCGAACCGCCACCCGGCAATCCGGCGGTCAGTGTATCCCCAATAGTATATCCGCTTCCGGGCGCTAAAATAACAGCACCAGTCACCGTACCACCCGCACCGACCGTTATCGTAGCGGATGCACCCGTGCCATTACCGCCCGAAAGCGCCCTGACGTATACACCTGGTGTATACCCCGAACCTGCTCCCGTTGACCCCAATGATGATATAATTCCCGGTGTGGTTACTAACGTGGCTATCATTGTGCCTGGTGTTACCATATAGGCGCTCATGCTGTCAACATGAAGAAGTGACATGCCGGGAAAGAACGGGAATACCCCGGTTGATGAGACAGGCAGGTATAATGGGTCTGTCATCCATTTACTGATGCTGTCCGATATAATTTGGGTTTTGGCATATTCAGAATATCGCTCGTTGAAAAACTTCAATTCGGCGCTATTGAACCATCTGTTAAATTTATCTGGCGTAACGTTGCTGCTTATACCCCTCGTGCCGGCACGGTCGTTAAAAAGCTTTTTTGCGTCGTCAATGGTGTATTGGGTTGCCATGAAACAAATATATTAAAATAATCGTTGGAATTACCAAATAATTACTACCTTTGGTTTGCAACACAAATTATATGACATCAAAAGAAATTCCCGGCAATCCTTCATATAATACTGTCTGTGTTGCAACTCACTCTATTTGGGTTGCCGGGGTTTGTTATTATGAGCGCAAGTCTATATTATCGCATTGTTCATCCGCAAGATGCCTCTATTGAGTGGCTTGATTACATCATTGCAGAGCGTCTTTTTGATGGTCAAAAGTATGGATCAAAAAAGGTTGACCATAGGTTAATCCCATTTTTAGAGGGTGTAAAAGTTGCCACTTCCGATAATAATATTCAAAAAAATTGCGACAAATTAATTAACGCCATTAAAAAGGAAGGCGAGGTTGAACTATATTTTGCATCATAAAAACTATGAATTATTTATTCCAATTTTTTTAAAAATGAGCAGGATATTAAGAATTAAACGCGAACAAAACTGGCTTGGTAAGTTCCGTATTGAATACGATGGGAAATATATTGCCCTATTTGGAGAAGATTTGAACTATCCCGGATGGGGATATGGTACCGTTGAGGGTGAACCAACATGGTATGAGGTAATCAGCCGCCCTTCCCTCCTAAACCTAAATAAACATGAACTTTCTTTATATATCAACAAATGGGTTAAATCTGTGTTTCCAATTCTGCCAATAAATCCATTACCACCTGCTCCTTATCAATAACGCGTGCGGTTAGTTCGTCGGCTGTCGCTATTCTTCCCGCCATATCAAATATCGGCGTATCCATTTTCGCCCAACTTAATTTTCCGGGGTGTATCGCCATGGAAAGTATCCCCTGTAATAGTGCCTGCGCAAATACATATTTTATTTTTGTGGCGGGGTTGTTGATGATTTCCATAAACTGCTCCAGCGATTCTTTCCCTTTTGGTGTGCCGTTATATTTGGCTTTGTATAGGAACTGGTTTTTTATCCTGTTTATACCTGCCGGGCTGGTATCTTCGATATTGATACCCAATAACATTGATACGGCCAGCATTTCGGTAATGGTACAATTCCGCGCCTGTGTCATTGTACGGAACGCCAGGTCGTCAATATTGTTTTGCTCATCAATTAACATATCGGGGTTGTTTAGCTTAAATTGCCACATGTACGGTCTTTTTACACGCGGCTTTTCGTTGTCTATAAAGTAGTCGGACAACTGCATGGCCTGCATGCGCAATTTACCCGCTTCGCCAGCGCTGACAAGCATACGCCCATCGCGAAACTCCAGGTCGTTTTCGGGTTCTCCTAAAAGCCTTTCAATATCTTTTGGATCGTACTCATCCAGTTCGGGTTGTTCACTCACCCAGCACGATGGCTGCCCCTCAATATACCTCCAATTCTCGAATTTGTTCGTTTTTTTATTGAACGCCGATCCGCGGTTTGGAATACTGAACGACGGTTGGAAGCCAGTACCTATTGGTAATAGCGTTTCCTTATCCAGCGGCCGGGAAGCTTCCCGCTTAGTGCAGAGTTCAAACTCGTACAACTTATCTTCATCGAGGGTTAACTCGCCTTTCTTTGGGCGGTATGGTTTAATTTCTGCAACTGTTTCTTCTGTTCGTGCCATGTTTTTTATTGTTGGTTGTACCTGTGTTTGCGTCTGGATTGTTGCCTGATTGGGCGCGGTGGTATGTGTCGCCTGCATTGGGGCTGCTTCCCCTCTCCGGGCAGCGGCAAAAGCCGCTCTTGCGGCTAATTGTTTTTCTGTTGGTTGGTTCCTTGTTGCTGGCATAAATCTATTAAGTCCCCGGCATTAATGCCGGGGACTATTTGGTTATTAACCCTTTTTGATATAAATAAATTGGTTCGCACCTTGTACGGTTAAACCCGGATATTCAATTTGAGCGGTATTTTTCTGCATTGTGCCTGTTTTTCCGTTGGCAGATAAAGCACCAAACTCCCACGCGTACACCATTTGTCCCTCGATCAACTGGTAACGCTTGATCATCTGCGGCATGTCGTTCTTCGACATATCCCCGCTTAGATCGCGCTTTCCTGTCGGGATGATATATCCTGAATTTTGGTTCAGGTTACCGGCAGCCACCGACCCGTACATTGTTTCGTCAGAAATTGGTACGTACTTTGTGATACTGAACTCGCGGAACATCGGGGTATACTTCTTAAAGCCCCGGCGCAGGTCGGACATGTCGTATTTAATAGCCCCATTGATAAACTCGTTACCCAATGACAGGTTGAAGTCGATGTTTTGGTAGGTGTCCTGCAACCAGTCACATGACATCGGCGCACCCTGTGCAGATAGCTTCCTTTCAATGTCGGCGAAGGTGCTTTGCACGTTGAACGACGGGTAAAGAATATTGATACCGTTATTCTGTATCCATTGCTTCAATCCCAGTGTACCGCTATCCGCTGTGATATTGGTGGCAAGGTTTGAATCTAACAGGTACATCTCCGCTTCTTGTATCCACCTGTCGCGGTCGTTCCTTTTCATCATGGCAAGGTAATACTTCTGGCCATTGAAGATAAGGTCTGTTTGCTCCATCAGTGCAAGGTCGGTGATGATGTCATCAATCCTGTGTTGTGAGCAATAGTTCACATATTTGGCGATATTGCGCACCTGCGGGGTTGTTGGAGTTGATGCCTCGCCCAAGTACTTATACCCGCGCGATTGCAACTCCTGTCCGGCTGTCACTACCGCATCTGTTCCGGCAACGGTTGGCGCCATGGTGAATGTGAATGCAAATGGTGTCGCGGTACTTACCGCTGTTACAACACTCTCAACGCCTGTTTGGGCGTTATACATAATCAGGCCTACGGCAGGCAACATGCGCGTTCCGTTTGCCGAATACGAACCGGTGGTGATAGACACGGTTACCGGTAGGTTTACGCCACCCGATGCGGCGTTTGCCGACGCGGTTACATAACCCATTGCCCGGCCAAAGTCCTCGTAATGGTAAAATTGTTTATTGGTCGACTCTTTCGACTTTATCCTTAGTTTACCGCCGCCCAATTGGACAAGCAGCATGTAAGGGTTCCAACCAAAATTCTGGAAGAACTCCATGTGGTTGGTCACGTTGATAATATTTAACTCGCTGATAAGGGTACTGCCACGTGTTATGTTCGTGGTTGAGTATCCATTCGGAGTGGTAACTAGTGTTGATGCCATGACTTTAATTTTTTAAATAAGTGGTTTAATCTGCTTCCTCACGTTCCACATTGTTCTCCTTAGCCCTTAACTCTTTTAGTTTCGCCTGCGCCGCTTCTTCAAGGCTGTTATACACCTTTGCCGGGCCAGGTTCACGGTAGTTCGGGTCAATTCCCTTAATTTTTGCCATTGTCGCTCTTATGGCTTCGGTTTTAACCTGTGAGGCTACTGATGCGATAACTTTGTTCTTATCACGAAGAAACCGCACACCTTCGGCGATTTTATCCGGGTTCCAACTATTATCGGCATTTGTCCAGCCTTCTGATTGCATCCATTTGAAAATGTTGAAGTTTTTCATTTCCGATACCAATGCGGCTTTCTCGTCGTCAGTCCAGACATACTCCACTCCTTTGTCGTCTATGTCTATCTTGAAATTTGAAAGCTTCGGTACGGTGTCCTCAACCTTTTCCTGCCATTTGGCAATGCGTTCTGCGGCTTGTTCAGGGGTTTCCTGTGTTTCTTTTGTGTCCGTTTCTGCTTTTTGTATTTCTGGTAATGTTAGTTTGCTTTGTTTGTTGAGTAACGATACGCGCTTATCGAAAGCGTGCATCTGCAATAGCTCAAGGTTTTTTTCAACCTCGTTATTATGGGCGTTAGCCTCTTTTAGTTCTTCCTTGTCGTCTTCCGGGTCAAGGTTGGCTGTATCAATCTTTGTAAGGTTCGTGCCGTATTTATGACGCAATTCGAGTTCGATACGCTTATTATCCCAGGCGGGGTTTTCCGCCTTTAGAGCATTTTTCATAATATCCACGTCGGACATCGTTTTGTAATCCTTTTCCTTTTCGGATATATATTCCTTTAACGCTTTTGTGCCATCTTCGGATTGCACAAGGTCAAACCATGCCTTCGCCTCGTCATCTTTGAACTTCGGTATCTTTGTTTCGAGTTCCTTTGCCCTTAGTTCAACACTATCGTAGTTTTTGACCTTTTCAAGCGCAGCGATAAAATCTTCTTCACTTTTGAACAGTCCGCCCGATTTGGTGGATAGGTATTCGGCGTAGTTGGGTTCGGCGGTAACGGCGTGTTTAGTAGTTTCAGTTGTCGCTGTTGATTCGGTTACCGCGGCGGTCTCAGTGGCTTCGGTTGTGGTAGTTTCCGCTTCGTCATCCTGTGTTTCCACATTAACAATCTCGTCAAACTTAATTTCTGCCATTGGCTCAACCGGCTTTGCGGTTGCTACTGCTTGTGCAAATTCGGGGCTGTCAAAATCTATTTCTTCCGATTCCATTAAGTATTTTTTATAAAATTATATTATAAGTTTTGAATTTGCAAATTTATTATTACTATTCATTATGAGTAAAACAAAAAAACATCACTTTTAGTTATATCATTTATGAACAATTTAGTAGATATTTGGATAGTTGTTTCGACAATTGTATTCACCCTTGCTGCCTTTAGTTATCCAAACACCGCTCCTTACTATTGGGGCTTCCGTGGCTTTGCTATAATTTTAGCAATATTCGGTTGGTTTTTTATCTTCACGCAAGTTATGCACCGCTAAGCCGCCTGTGATTGTTGTTGCCCTTGTGGCGGTTGCCCGTCAGGCGGCGCTCCTTGTTGTGCTTGCTGCGCCGCTTGTATCCTTTGCGCCTGCTGTTGCATTGCCTGTAATATATATTGCTTCTGCGCTTCGTCGGTAATGCCCAGTCCTTCCCAAATAAATTGTGGCACATCAGCAATAGATGCGCCGGGTTTATCCAAAATAGCAGTTACCATTTTTTCCTTAAGTACACCAGCCCACTCCATATTCTGCTTTACAACCGTATTTTGCTGCTCCTGCGACATCTGGTCGAGCTTATTAGCATGCGACTGCTGCTCCAATGCTATATCTCCTTTCGCCTTGCTTTCGGCGGCGGCCTTCGCCTGCTCGGTGTTCATTTGCGTATTTTTCTCTGCCCTTGCCTGGTCGTCCGCTGCTTTTTGTTTGGCATATTGCGCCAGCATGAACGAGCGGTAGGTGGGTTCGTCTATCAATTCTAATTCGGCTACCGCTTCTAATCCGATTTGTCCCTGTTCCAAAGCTATCTCGATACGCCTGTCCCACTTCTCCTTATCGGTTTTATCCATCACTACCTCGATCTTGGTATCAAAAACAATACTTGTTATACCTTCACCCATACCGCGCATATACTCAATATCGTCCTTACCAAACTCTATGATGTAATCATCTTCCTTGTCGCCATTTAGAAAAATCTTATCCAATATCAATAATTCAACATTCTTGGCAACGCTTTTTTTAACATTCAAAACAGACTTGTAAACATAGTTTGACGGCTCTGCGGCTATCTCCCTTGCGTCGTTAAGGGTTGAATTGGCGGTTGCCTGATTGGTGATGTTCCCGCTTGCAAGGTTATTATCCCCGGTAATGATTTGCAGTTTTTTATAAGTACTCCAAAATTGTTCTTCCAGTTCTTTTAACTTTTGGCTGGCTGGGTGTGTATTTGGTTTTATAGGCGGCTCTTGCGGCCTGTCGTCGCCCTCTATATCCCTGCCCTGATAATATTGGTTACCTGTTTGCAAGTAGATACCCAATAACTGCATAGGCGACAACACCCCCAGTCCTTGACCCATGTCAATGTTAGCTATACCCAACGTGTCAATAGAAAACCCGTCCGGCGCCATCATGGCAAGTATGGCCTGCGACTTGCACCAAATGTTTTGCAACATATCAATCATTGGTATCATGGTTTCTACTAATGATTTATTCTTGCAATGGTGGTTATTGTGCATGTGTATGCTGTATGGGCTGCGAACTTCAACCAAATTACTGTTTTCTTTCAGCATGTTTTTTGCCAATCCCCACTCCAAAAGAATATTAACATCGCCCTCGACAATACCTACACCATGATAGGCAACATAATATGGCTTCGATTCTTCCCGTCTTTCCGGCGGAAGCGCTTCGAGCCTGTCCTCGTATAGCTTATCGCGTCCAAAGCCAACCTTTTCTTTCCTATATGTTAGGTTATAAAGCGTTTTGTAGTACAGGTCGACTATGGGTACACTTACCGCATCGTATGGCCGGGCAAGTGAGGTATTGAAATCAAAATTCCAGTCACAGGTCAAATCGGTCGGGTTTCCGTAGCTGCCTATGAAGTTTTGAGATATGTTCCATAACTGTTCTTCTGTTACAACCGGCGAGCCATCGGGCTTTTTGCGCCCACTCGTACGTAATCGTACCTCTGAAATGGCGATATTTCGCGATTGCCCCTGCCATTGCCAATCTTCAAAATTGTCCAGTTCGCTATAAGAGGTGATAAACGCCTCCGGCTTAACTACGGGTGTTTTTATCCATCCATTACCATTTAATTCTGTCAGGCAAACGGGATACCCACAACAAAAAGTATCCCATATCAGGCGTTTTTTTATCACATCATCCCAATCGTTCTGTTCAAAAATGGCATTTTGAATGCGCTGCATAATTGCCTCTTCCCGAAGTGTCTTTGTCTTGAATTTTACGTCGAGTTCGCGTTGCGACTTTGGGTCGTGGTCTGAAAATTCTTCAAGGTGAAGCCCGGATTCTTCTTGTAGTTTTTGTAGTGCCGGTCGGTAATTCATTTTAAACTTCGCCTCGTCCTTTTCTTTTTTCTTTTTATCGGATGCCAGTTGACCCGACGCACGGCATTTTATTTTTTCAATGCGCTCCAAATACCTGTCCATTTTTGCATTCAGCAGCGGCGTGGCAATAGCAAGCGGAGAATAGTCTATATTCAATACAACCGGAGCGCCGTCAATCTTTATCAAATCCTTATATTGTTCTTCGGGTTGCTGACCCATAGCGTACAGCCTGCTTTTTTCATACCGCAACAACCTGGCGCTGTATGTTTCAGCACCATACCCGCTTTTCCACCGTGCGTAACACTGGCGCAATACCTTTAGTCCAAAACCATAGCTATTTTTGTCAATATCGGGTGATAATGGGTTTTCGGTAAGCGGGGTGTCGGGATACATATATGAAATTGTTTTCCAAATATAAATTATTTATTTGTTTTTTACCCTGTATTTTTAAATGCCAAACTCACGCCGGTTTTATTGAATACGGGCAGGATGGCTAAAGCGGATGTTTTTGGCTTTATTTCCTGTTTTCTGTCTGTCCCCCCGATTAGCGCCATAAAGAACGCTATACAATCGTCAAATTCCGTCCGGTTATCTGGGTCGAAGTTTATCAACTTTCTAACCAACTCCACAAAATATATTTTGTGATACAGGATAACGATATAATCATAGGCAATATCATGTTGCCGGTGAAGCGCATACGGGTCTTTTGACGGTGTTCCGTATTTATAAACCGCTCGCTTCCGGTTGGGGTCGATCGTGTTTTTTGGTCGCATCATCACGTAGTTGACAAATCCCTCCTGCTCAAAAGTTTCGTAGTAATCGTCAATATCGCTTTCGTAGTTTGCCTTACACCCATAATACTCACAAAGCATCATGATGTACATGTGAAAATCTCTTTTGCGCTTTATTGATTTACGCACCGGTGCATATCTTAACACAACCAACCCGCTATTTTCAGGGTCATTCAAGTCGCCCTTTCGATACACATAGGCAACAGCCTGTGAGTTTTCACTACCCGTTGTTGTGGTAGCGCCAATAGGGTCAACGCCAATAGCAAACCCATCTGTATTCCCTGGAGCCCTTAACCCCCCCCGCCCTATGCCGTTTTTATTGCTTTCCGCTGGCGGGTTATTGAAATCCCACACCATTTGACAATCACCGTCTTTATCATGCCGGAATTTCACACCGGATTCGTCCCGGTAAAATGTCACACGGGTCACAAGGTTTGGCGGGGCATTATCATCTTCACGGCTATTGGTGCGTTCAAGATAGTCAAGCTGTATTTGCAACAGGTCGTTCCGGAAGCATCCGCCGAAGTTTTTTGCCTGCCACATGTGCTTTTCGGACAATGGATCCTTTTGTTGCGCCTTGCTTAAGTCGTCACCCTCTAAATTTTCCCATAGCGACAATATGAATTCCCGTGCGGCTTCCCGGTTTGAATAACCATGTTTGTCAACAAACTCTACCCCCGTTACGGGATGAGCGCCTAAATAGCCATAATCAGCAGGTATAAAAAGATTGGTGAGATAACTTTCGGTCCGCCCGGTTTTTGGATTGGTAGTTGATATTCTACTGGCATCCCATGTTTTCTTGAAGTTAGCACCGCCTTTTTTCTCCATGTCTTCAACGGTGGTGGTGCGGAAAGTTTTTCCTGTTATACTTGCGCCTTTTTGCAGGCAAAAGCGATAAATATAATATCTCGTGTCTGTATTAACCTCTTTGGTTTTACCGTTTTCGTCGTCGTACATTGTGTATAACTCCTCACCATCATACGCTTCTTCAACAGACGATCGGTGGTCAATAGATGAGTTAAGTGCCTCGCCATAAATTTTTTCGGTGTCTTTTGATGCGCGCTTCCTTGGTTCTGAAAATTCAAGTATTGTTGCCGGCCTGCTTTCACCACTATCTACCGGTTTTAAAAAGTCGGGCAATTGCGTCCATGAAGATATTAATTTTTTAAATATGGTTTTTACATCCTCGTTTGTTTTAGATTGCATACCCCCGCGTCTAAACGGTCCTGATGTGGTTCGTTTATAAAGAATACAATTACCAACTGTCGTCTTACCAAACCGGCGGTTAGTAGCAAGGTTTACCCCTGCCATGTTCGGCATCTTCTCTACCTGTTGCCAATGTAGCAATACATCCCGCTGTGCATCAATAAACAACATCGACTTCCCCTTGTCTTTCCAATAGGCAAGTAGCAGATAATGTGTATCCGAAATGTATTCCAGCCTGCCGCCATTGAAAAACCAAAACCCCCCATTCAGCCTTTCGGCTTCACGGTGCAAAAATTCTTCGGTAATTACTTTTGGGACTTCGGGATATGGAAAAAATTGCTTTTCAGCGGGTAGGTTGTGGTTGGCTATGGTGTTCCACCTGTGTGGTTCGGGAAGGTAAACCTGTATCTCGCCAATGGTTCTTACCCTTTCAAATTGTTCAATGGCAAGTTTACATAGCTCACGGGTCATATAACAAATGTAATATTATTTTTATAATATATCAGGCACGGGATTTAGGCGTTTACGGGTTCCTATTTGCCATTAAGCGTAATGTCCTGCATCTTGGTTATTTTCCTTTTGACTGGCGTGTCGGTTTCGATTTGTGATAATGCAGCGCCCTTTAAGTCATTCTTCATTTTCAGCACAACCATAATACGGTCAAACAACTTATCGTCCTTAAACCCGGTAAGTATCTTAAAACCGTCCTTTTCTCCCCTGTTCAGCAATGCCAAATCGTCGGCAATAACATCTAATGTTTTAGATATTTCCCGCTGTAGTTTTGGGTGTGCATTTACAATACATTCAAGGTAGTAAATATAGCATTGGATGTCCGGGTCTATGCCGTCAATATTTGGTCTTTCCATGATTTATTCTCCTTTATCCATTTCATCCGCATGCTTCCAAATCGGTGGCGACTCCTTCCATCCTGTCATGATACCGCCCCTTATAAGCATACCGCCGCCCTGCTCTATGCGCCTTTCGTACCTGCTAACAAAAACCTTCCTGAAATACGCCCCATCCTGAAAATTAGCGGGTGTGATGCGCCCACTTCTTAACTCATCCATTTTTTTATCATAGTACTGTTCGTAATCAGCCTCAAGGTCTTTTCCTTTTTGCGTCAGCACATACCCATTCCTTTTTTTGTGCGCTTTGCCCGGAACCATGATATTCATAACGTAACGCTGCTCAATTAGGGTTTCTATTAATTTTATAACAGATAGCTTAAAGTAATCCCTATTATAAAACCTAAAATCACCTCTCAAAAACACCCCCTTATAGCTGATAATTATTAATAATTCAGCTTGGGCGGCAGTCAGTCCATTGCGAAGATAAAACTGCCTGAACAGCGCGTGCCCGGAAAAAGAAAAAAAATAATCCGGTTTTTTGTCTATAAAAACATACTCGTTATGAATGTTGTCAAATGACTCCGCCTTTTGTTCTATTATTTCGTATTTCTTTTTTAACCTTTCGTTTTTATTTTTTATCGCGCCGAGTTCACATTTGAGCCTCCTGTACTCTGCCATTAATTCTGGGTATGTTTCAAATTTGCGGCGCATAGTTACTCCCCAACGGGTATCAGAATATTCTCTTTAATTACAGCCAACGCTATATCTGCATTGATGATCCATTGCTTATTTGGCAATAAACACCCGTAATTACGCTGAACAAGCACCTTATCTCCTGTTTCCACCTGCTGCACATCCTCACCAACCGACAGCACCCTGGCATACGTTGTTTTTGGCTCCGGTACATCAAGGTACGCCGGGTCAAGCCCCTTGGTGTAGGCTTCCGATATATGAATAAAGTGCTTATCAATATAATCGCGCTGTGCCCGGCGTTTATCATTTTCGGCGACCCGTTCTGCCAATGCGGCATCCGGCAGGTATTCGACCAGAATAGTTTTGCCAACGGGTACATATCCATCGCTTGTTTCAACTCCCACAATTTCGCGCTGGTCTACTTTAATATATTTCTTCCCTTCGTATATCAGGTCATATTGAAACGCGTCAACCGTTATAACCACCGTACCGACCTGTACCACTGGGTGTGCGTTATCTGGCACGTGCGTGATGCACACCTTCACCCCCTCTTTTGTTTCCAGTTGCGGGGTAAGATATATACCGCTGGCCGTTTTTGGCAGTTCCCCAAATACTTCTTCCCCTAAATATGTCCCCGAAACGCATTGTATCGGGTCAACAAAGAATAGTATCATTTTTTCGGGTATTACCGCCGATTCTTCATCAACCCATTTACACACCTCAAAAGCACCATAATGTACAAATGCCCGTTTGCTCTTATGTTCTCCCGAAAGAATATCAATCACCTGTGGGTTTATCATCTTACGGTCTGTGGTTACACCCCATGCGGTATCTGCGTCTTCGTCGCCCTCCTCTATTACGTAACGCTCGGGAACAAATAGCCCGTTGTCTTGTTTTACAAGGGTTGATGACCTGTCATGGTCGAATTTTACAAGGATATTTCCGGTGGATGGTGTCATATAGCCAATAATCTTTGTTCTCTTAATAAATTTATCTTACTCAAAAGTAATTCATCGGAAATAAATTCCCAACTTTCAGTGTTCATTTTTTCCAATTCGTAGGGGTGTTTAAGCATATACGGCAGTTCGGCCAATTGTTTTATGCCCGGCTTTTGAAATTCCGGGAACGCCACCTTTCCGAAATACGCCGCACCCGAGTAGGTTGCCTCCAGCCACGAACACGCACTCTTGCTGCGGTTGAACAAATTATCCGTCAATGGATACCAAAATACCTGCGGGTTCATTTCGTGTATCATTTTGTAAAACTGTACCGTGCTGCCACCTGGGTTATGGAAGAAGTTGCCCTGCTTAACCCTGTACTCTATCCATTCAAACTTCTGACCAAGCCAGTAAAAATCCCACTTCTTATTGCTATTTATTGTTTTCACGATCCATTCTGCCGTGCCGGGCTGATAAATATCTCCAATATGACTTCCGCCGCCACGCCACATGATGCGCTTCTTTGCCCCGAATGGCATCTTGCGCTCCACCGGGAACACCGTGTCATTATGCGAATTTGGTATCACATGAATATTCTTATTGAATAATCGGAATGACTGCTTTATACCCTCTGTAGCTACCCAAATCTCATCCAATAACGCTAAACATTTCAATGTGTGTCGCTTATCGTTCTCATAAGTGCCATACATTGGGTTGGTTTCGGGCACATGCAGGGTATCATCATCATAATCGCCAATTACCTTCATATGCAAGTCTTTAGCCAGCCTTATAAGGTTCAAATGGGCTTCCGATGAGGGCCTGGAAATAATAACTACGTCGTATCGGTTTAGCAGGTGGCTCTGTATCTCCCGTTCCGTTGACCTTGTAATGGTAAACGACTCGTTTGTGATATAGTCCAGTGGCATTAATCGGTAGTATTCTGTTGCGCTTTGCCAATGATCGAAATATATTATGCGTTTTATGCTCATAGTTTTCTCATTACCCGGAGGTGAACTACATTAAATACAAATTCCCACTTGTCACTATGCTCTAACATATATTCGTCGAATGCTTTTTGAACATCAGATATCCCTTGAAAGTAACCAAATGGTTCATGTAAGTCACAGCAGCAGTCGTCAACAACCAAAAAGCCACCCGATTTTACATACGGTGCATACCATCCAAAATCTAACTTTACATCAGCATACTCATGTGAGCCGTCAATGTATAGCAAATCCAAACCGTAGCGATATTCCATACCAAACATCGCCTTTATACCTCTGTCGGTAGACAATCCCTCGAAAATTTTGGGATAAGATTGATTAAAGCGCTCGTGTATGGTTTTTACATGCTGCCGATAGTCATCGTCTTTCCATTCAAGCCCGGCGCCATCCATGGGGCTTATGGCGGCGATATCTGCGGTCGGGCTTAACAATCTCCATAGAGATACCGTCGCACCCTTAAATAGCCCTATTTCAAGCATCCTGGCGTTGTCGGGCAGTCCCTCAAAAATAAGCTTCCACAACCACCAAAATGATCGCTCCCCAAAGCCGAATACATTGTTTTGCACAAAATCCCGATGTGCTTTTAATTCCGGGTCGGCGTCAACCAACTGAGCGAATAGCTCATTTATGTGCTTATGATATTCCTCGGTATCATGCCACTCTGATTTTAAAGTTTCTAAGGTCATTTTATTAAATTATAAACTTTTTCCATGTTTGTGCGACCATTCCCATGCACAAAGCATGGTGTTGTACAGGTTTTTGCATTTACCAAAACTCCTTCCCGGTAAATATAATCATCATCCTGAACGAAACTATATGATTGAAAAACGTTACAGTTCCTGTCCATTCGTATTTCAGCCTCGTCATTAAATAAAAAGTTCATTGCCAGCCATTCCTGATCGTCAGATTCATATTTTGGCATGTTACGCTCCATCATAGCCATAAAAATACTTGTAGGGGTATAATACAGCCCACTGTTGACATAGTTCCATCCGTGTGCTTCTAATGGTTCGTAATAACTTGCATATTGTTGCATTGTCGGTGGCCAGCATCCGCGCTCTGCTGATACTAACATTTTATCAGGGTGTTCCAAATTTCTTTCAAATTCAACTGGAGGGCCGAGCGCCACAACATCGTGTCCGTCGCAAAAAATGAAACGGTCTATTTCTAAATTGTCTTGTAAGTATCGGTAAATTGCAATAAGTTTTGTTCCAAATCCACGCCATTGAACAGCTAATGCGGTAGTATCCCAACCATGTTTTACTAACGATTCGCCTAATAGTTTAAATCCGGGTTCTTCGGTATTTGAAATTACGGTGATTACTTTAAGCATTTTAAAATGAAGTGTATTAACTGAACCAAAAAATACCAAACCATTATAACGCCAATATGGTCATTAAGATACCTATTAAACTTATGCCATGCGGACTTATTTTCTACTTTCTTCTCCATATTCCCTTTTTAATCCCCTTCTTAACTAACTCAAACCTATCGCCCATGTGTTCTTCTACCTTTTCGATTGGTATAAAATCCGGCGTAATATCATCAATTACCAGGATAGAGCCCGGCAACATTCTTTCTGCAAACCAATCAATTTCATGGTTTACTTCGGTTAAACCATGCGGGCCGTCAAGGTGAACTACTGAATATTTATTACCTTCACTTGTAAAAACATCGTATAGTGGCACGCAATCCCAAAACCTTTCAAAATACTCCGCGTCAGTCATGGGATAATAATCAAACCTGACCGGGTTTTCTGCCACATACGCCCATATCGCCGACAGTGTTTCAGCTTTCATCTGGTTGGTATAATCTAATCGGCATTCAGGCATGTGGTCACGGGGTTTATACAATATTGATCCGTATGGGTCGACTGCAACAATTATTTTAGCAGGGCAATATTGGCGCACTGCATCAATAATGGTTTTAGTTCCCAATCCACGACGCAAGCCAATTTCTATGCACATACCGGGCACATCTTTACTCAGTTCGACCGCTTCGGTTAAAAATTCGTATTCGCCCGAATCTCCTTCGATAAGATACCTTTTGGGTTCTGCTGTATAAGCTAATATAGTTGTCGTTTTACTAATCTCCATCATAAAAATAACTTATTATCCCGTTTTTAATCATTTCCATATATTCCCCTGCCTCAACCAATCGTCGCCCGGCCTCCCACTTCTTCCACTCGGTGTATTCTGTGCCACCCTTATCAAGATTAGTAATTTTTATGTGCGGCAAAAAGGCATTCCGAAAACCCGCCGCTATTGAACGAACAGAGAATATTGTATCGTCAAATCCGTACAAACCCGGCTGCGTAAGCAGTCCTACTTTATCCAGCATCGCCGGGTTATAAGCCGTGCACGTTCCCATAATATCGGGACATATCTCCAACTTCCCTTCCATTTTAGTCCGGTAATTCAAATTCTCATGGTCGGTCCGTTGCCAAATATCGTCACGCTTCAATCCTAAAATACCAATATTACCCTTGCAATACTTTTCGAGTTGTTCAACCCACCCGGATACCGACCATGTCAGGTCATCGTCGCATTTGATGCACATTTCGCCCGGCTGCCTTGTCCGCAACCCGATATTTATCCCCCGCGCCGTACCGACGTTTTCCGGCAAGTGGTGAATAGTGATATTCATGTGATGTGAAAGCGCATCTAAATACCCCTGCGTCTCCATGTCACACGAGTTATTCACAATTACCCAGCGGTGTTTATTCAAATCCACCGTCGCCATGAGCGACTTAATACACTGTTTTACGATAGGAAGCTTTTTATTGTCCTTTGTGGCGTAGATACACTGGATGATAAGGCTCATAACACATCCCTCCCAAACACCCTCAAACAAACAGACCAGCCAAATATAAGTGTCGAATTATATTTGCGGTTCAATGTACACTTCCCTACCGGTCGTATGGATAGCCAAAATTGGCGGCGGTTTTTCATTGTGCCACCCCTTCCTTTATGTACTCACGCCACGCTAATTCAAACTCCGGCGCTACCGCCATATACATATACGGGTCGATTTCCCGCCCGCCAGTCGCTGATATTTTCTTTAACGCCGTCACAAAGTCGTGGTCAACCTCGTCCTTGCACAATTGTCGTAGTTCAGCTATTTCTTTTGTGGTCATATCTCAAATACTATACCCAAAGCATACTGCAACCCGCGCAAGGTGTGTGTGCTTACATTCTTTGTGTGGTTATTCTCTAACTGCGAAATAGTGAACAGCGACACCCGTGACTTCTCAAACAACTCTATTTGTGTCATTCCCGCCGCCTCACGCGCCCTTTTTAACTGGTCACCCAATGATAACTTTTCTTTCATATATAGCCGATTACGCACCGGCATCCAAACATAACTATAATAATCCGTATAGAAAAATATATCTGAACTTTTCTTCCCCTGTCATGTACCTTTACTTAGCCGATCAAACCCCCGGCTCACTTAAAATGGCATTAGCAGGCGCACAGCAAGTACACCTGGCAGCAACCGTAGACGGATTACGTCCGGGCAGCCAGTCACCATTCCCTCCTTGCGGGGCAATTACAAAAGCAGACCCATATCCGCAGTCACCATCACCCGTGTATACACTATTGACGCAAAACATTATCGGTGGGCCATACCCGTACACTCCAGGTCGTTACACCGCCGCTGGTTGTGCCGTGGATGTTCAATATTGGACGGGCGCACAGGTTCAGCAATCAACTATTTATTTGATTGAGAGCTACGCAACCGTAATCGGAGCGTTGTAATATTGGCTTTACCGTATATTACCCAACCTGCTATCACAAGTAGCGGGATTTTTTATGGGTGTAAGTTTATGGGATTACCCCCTATCGCGCAGGAACCGGCACCCCCTGCAATGGGTTAATACCTATTCGACCGGGGTACCCTCTAAAATCTTTTTGGAATAAACCAGGCGAAAGGTAACACGCGGAAAATGAACTAAAAGTGAACAGGTAGCGCGATTAAGCCAGTGTTATAAATGAGATGATAGGCAAATGGTCTACGCAATTTCACCCGTATAAAACTAAAATCAATACAACACCCTGACGACCTGTTTTAACCTACTATACAGTCCCATAAGAAACCTTATGTTAACTAAGAGATTTAAGTGCTTGAAAATCAGATGCAACTTGGTTGTAACAACTCCTCCCCTACCCTATTTACGCCCGGCGCTAATGTATAACATATAGTTATAACCTAACCCAAATTACTATGCTTAATCTATGATAAATAGTTATAATGATAAATTGTGTATATACTTTATATACATTTGTGCTGTTAAACAATAGATTATTAAATATTTAAAATTAAAGACATGTTAGCAAATCAAATCGGCCTCTCAACTAAAGTAGTTTCTGAAAGGCACTTCATCGCATCACAAACAAAGTACACAGCTGGCGAAGTGGCTAAATTAATTTCTAAAACATTAAAACTTAAAGGCAACTTAAAAGCATCTGCCAAAGAAGTAATAAGCGCATTTAAACTATTGCGCGGTCGTGAGCCTGAATGGCACCACTCCGGATTTTACAAGGGTAAATCAGGAAGCATAATGGGCAGAACATTCTTTTTTTGCCAAGATGATGTAGATTATCTAACTAAAGAGTGGATGGACATTATGTTCGTTAATGAATGTGCGACCACCGAACAAATACAGACAGAACTCGCTGTAAAAAAAGAAACAATTGTTAAGGGTTTTTATTACGAGTGGGATCACGATTACAGCGGAAATTATGGTAGAAAAGTAAACTTTAAGGTATTGCGGGTTTATGAAGGTTGTGAATTAAATACGCCCCGTAACTTTACAAGGTTGGAAGATCATCAATACTTTAAAGCTACCACAATGGCAGGTAAAAAATACTACGGATGGGATGAGCCAAAAACATCGGACTTTTATTTATAAACCAATGGCCAAACGCCCAAACAACCGTCTAATACAGCTTCCGGATGAAGTTGTCCTGGCACTTATCAAACAAGGCTTAGAAATGGGTTTTAAATCCTTCAAGCCTTACGCAGAGTTTATATTAACCGAGCAGTCAAAACGGCCGATTACTCATATTTCAGACACACAGTTTAAAAACCAATATTAAAATCATGAAAAATCTAATCATTATCCTCGCTCTACTACTGGCGGTTGCCGTCATTACTTCCTGCTCAAATAAACTTTGCCCCGCTTACGGATATTTGGCAAAAGGAGTTCATAGGTCGTAACCACATCCACCCCCTAACACCCCTTAACCCGGCCAACAACCGGGTTTTTTTATGCGTTGAATTTTGAGACCTACTACTTTGTCGCTTGAAAAAACTGGTCTGTAATGGCTTAAAAATCGCTAATATACTAATATTCCCCAGTGAGTAGATGTTTTTTGAAACATGTTGCATATGGGAATAAAAAGGGGATTATTGCCGTCCAAAATAGCATAAAATATATTCAACACGCATTAGTTAAAATACTTGTTTAAACATTTTACTTCTTAAAAATAGAAGTGTCCAACTCTACCAATCACGCAAACAACTTTAAATTCAATATATCCGCCTCATCCGGCTGTTTAAACCCAATTATTTTCCAAAAGGAAACTTCATTCCAGCAAATATGGTATGTATGCCCCAATCGCTTACAAAGTGCCTCCCATTTGATTTGCTTTTCTGATTGCCCCCCATTACCTCCTGGTTCTTTAAACTCAATATAAATCGTCTTCCCCTCCGCTGCCAACCAATACATATCAGATGCGCCCGGAACTATCCCGAAACCCTGCGTATTCGCGCGTAAAGAGTTGTTATGAACTGTGACCAGGCGTTTCCAATCGTTCGGATAAAAGAAATAGAGCAGTTCGGCGCATTTGGATTGAAGTTGAATTTCAGATTTAGGGATGCGGCGTAGTAGATTAAGTAGGTAATTGTATTGTTTTTGCTGATTATCAGTGAGTTGCATAATTTTTATGTCTTAAATTAATATATGTTTAAACATTCTTTCTGACATTTTTTCTGACAAACTTTATAGGTAACTCCAAATTTGTCAGAGAAGTTTGTCAGAAGTAAGTTGTTAATATCCAGTTAGTTATAGCGTTTCTGACATTTCTGACAAATATTCTATATCATTCGCGCAAAAAAAGTATATTATATAAATAATAGTGCTTTATTTTTGTCAATTTTGTCAGATAGGTTAATTTATTGCGTTTCAATCATTCTGATGCATAAAATCTTCTGACAAAGTTTCTGACAAACCTTCTGACAAATATTTTATCGATATAAGTTTGTCAGAAAACCGGGACAGTAATGGGGAAGTTATCAAACTTATATACCCTGATGCTTCCTGATTTGTCACGGCCGGTAGTGTCAAGTGATATTTTATGAAAGTCACAATAAATCGTTACCCACTTAGTGAAAAAATTAACTGTCAACCAATCTGCGTTTTTATATTTTGGGCAATAAGCTAAAAACTGATCCAGCATCCCTTTTTTTGAAATTTCATATTCAAATTTAAAATCCTCCATGAATTCAAGAAATTGAGAGTTTGTTTGTGAGTGTAATTTTTTTTCTGGTAAGTTTATTAAAACCTGCTCAATAAGACCATGCGAAAGAAATAACTGACAACAGCGAATAGCATAATTATCAAATTGTATCCACTCTTTCCCTGCCTGGTCCCAGCCAGTAAACATCATATGCCCGAATTCGTGTTTAGGTTTACGTTTTTTATTATAATATTGACTTATTTCAAGCTCGAGGCTTCGACGTTCTAATGAGTTACCAGAATTATTAATGGCGTAATTCGTCGCTATTCCAACTTTTGGGGAATCTATAAATGGAATGTAAATTTCATCTTTTCCCTTTTTTTCAGTTGTTACTCCTCCAGTTAGAAAGCTCTTAAGTTTTTCAAATTTAAATCCTTTTTTAGTATCATCGAAAAAAACCAATCTGGTATCGGGCTTAATTCGTTGATATAAAAATCCCTTCTCAAAAGAAAAAAGTTCACCGTCAAAAATTTCAGTTTTTATAAAATATGATATGGCTTCAAAAAACAAACTCTTACCGGTGCCCCCCTCCGGGTTATCCGATATAATTTCATCGTTTAAAATGACGGCCGGGCAATAATCAGCATCTTTATAATTATGAAGATAAAAACCAAAAGCAGCACAAAGCGCATTAACCCTGGATTGATCATTATTTGCTATATTGGAAATAAATGTTGAAAAATTAGCGGATGGATTTATTTGCTGGGCTTTATACTCTCTTGGCAATATCTGACTTTCCCAAATAAAGCCATTGAGATCGGTATATGGGTGCTCGGTGACTTTGTCTGCTGTTATTTTTACTATACAATTTTGAAAATAAAGTTGTATAGCGTCTTTCCGATCCTTTCTAAATTCTACCTGTTTTTCAGGCAATGTGATAAGAAAATCATCGGAAGTAGCTTTTGATATTTCTTTTAATGCAAATTGGTGTATATGTGGGGGGCATTCATCAATATTTAAAAGGAAATTAAGAATTTCATCGACCAACTCCTTTTTACCCGCTATCTTAACTATATTATCAATTACTCTTATCGGAACGAATCGGTCAATAGATGTTCGATAAATAAAATATCCCCGTTCTGTATAAAAGAAATGAAGATTGGGTAAATCCCATTCAAATCCGCCATTAGCTTTTGACTTGTATAAAGTTGTATGTTTAAACTGACGCTCGGCCGCAATATGAGCAATTGTTAACTTTTGACTCATAAAACAATAACATTAGGTTCACACATAATTATTAGAGGTAAAAAAGCCCGGCGCTAAAGTAGGACGGGCGACCGGGCAATTTAATTATAAACCTAAACACATCAAATATACGCGTCCTACGGCATAGATTTGATATGTTTTTTGCATTTAAATATACAAAATTATTTTCCATAAACAGACACCAAGTGAGAAATAATATGATCGCGTGGCTCAAAACTACTACGCTTATAAAGTTCCTGAAAAGCATAAAACATTAATTCCCGCTTTTCATTATACGTCACCCGTTGTTTTCGAACCTGTTCAGCGGCAAATTCAATAGCCTTCATTAGCGCATCGTGGCTATTGCGCTTAATACCTTTTTCGGGCAAAATAGAGAGTGATAATACCATATCAGTATAAACAGTCTTTCGCGGCATTAAATGGCCGCACCAACGGCATTCAGTTGAGCTCATATATATCCGCGCATCACATTCAGGACATTTTTTCATTGGCGCAACCCCTTCGCGGGCTGTATCTGGATGAAAGAAATATTGTTCCCAATCGTGACGCTCATTCCAATGGCCAAAACCCTCACCGGCAATATTATCACCTAAATCAATAATGAGAAAGTAAGGCTTATCAATATTAGGATCAGGACTTACCCGCGCACCCCGGCCACAACATTGTAGCCAAAGCGGCAATGACTTCGTTTTACGATTAAAAATAATCGCTTCAATTGACGGGTCGTCAAAGCCTGTTGTGGCTATTCCAACGTTAGATAGAATAGCACCAGGCGTAGTACGGAGCCAGCGAAATGTTTCTGAGCGTATTTCATCGGTAACCGATTTACTGTCAATGCTGCGTGTATTCGTATACCCGGCGTTTCTAAATGCCTCATTAACCAAATTTGAATGCTCAATAGTTGTATTAAATATCAGGCATTTTTTACCAGCCGCATATTTGCTATAGGCATCGACAATAGCCTCAACCAATCTTGGCTTTGAAAACTCAATCCCCATAGCAGCGAGATTATAATCGCCGCCAGACATGCCGATTTTACCGATAGGTTCGGTAGTTGGCGAATAGTGTATAGCGGGGCAAAGCCGCTTCATAGAAATTAACTTGTTAATTTCAGTTCCAACTACAATGGTTTGAAAAAACGATTTAAGCGGCGTTTTCTTTGATGCGGCAATTGGCGTGGCCGAAAACCCCAGCACCAGGCATTCGGGTTGTAATTCCTTAAAATGAGTTATAACTTTAAAGTGATTAGCTATATGGCATTCGTCTACTATCAACATATCATACCTCATTGATTCGGCATGTTTTTTTAATTGATTATTAAAAGTTTCGACCATTTCAACGCGAACGCCATTTAACCCAAATTCACGCAATATACGCTTTGTTTGTGCCTCCAATTCGGTGCGATGAACAAGTATGCATATTTTTGCGGAGGGTGACTTTGCGATGTAACGGGAAATTAGATAAGAAAAAACTACCGTCTTGCCGCCTCCAGTGGCCAACTGTGCGCAAACCCTCATATAACCGTCCGCTAATTTAGATATTATCTTATTCGTAAATTCAATTTGATCGGGATATGGTGTTATTCCCAGTGTTTGTGCCGTCATAAACAATTATCTAAAATGTAATCACATAAATCATATCCCTTTGGGAATGTGTTGCCGGTTAATGGGTGCAACTCCCAAGAAGCATTAGGTATGAGTTCGGCTAACTGCTTTCTTTTTTCTTCCCATTGAATTTCACCGCCAACGTCAGGATAAAGCCTAATATTTCGTCCGGAAAGACATTTACACCGCTCAAAAGATAAATTAGTTAATGATCCCGAAGCAAGCCAAATAAATTTTGGATAAATAGCAGCTGCAAGGATTGCTGATTTTTCAGACTCTACAATACAAACCGTTTTAGCTGGCGGGGACGTATTTAGCAGGTGTTCACCAAAAAGGCAAATTGAAAGATTAAAATTTTGCAATTTAGCTGCCTTATGCACCCATGTAATTAACGGTTCGGGAGAGCGGATGCGCTTGCCCGTTTCGGGATTATAAACCATAATCTTACCCGATCTTATCCGGCCTTGTAAATCAACCTGCCAAAATATACAGGCACCGGGCCAATGCTTAGATGTTCCAACCTTGTATGCTTGCAATAAACCCCAGGCCGCAACCGGGTCAAGGACGCGACCCAACCAATCGCGGAAATAATTTTTATGCCCGGTATCTATTGTTTTTGAAAAGGTGCTATAGGGAATATACGAGATAGGACGCGGCGGCGGCGGGATAAATCGCCATTCATTATCTTTCGGCGGCATGTTGTAAAAATCCCGTATCCATTGTATAGCCTCTCGCTGTGATATACTCTTATGTTTCACAACAAAATCTATAACATCCCCACTTTCTCCGCTTGAAAAGCATTTAAATATGTTCTTAACTGGATTGACATAAAAAGAAGGTGTGCGTTCATTTGAAAATGGCGACATGCCGACATATTCAACTCCCTTCTTTTTTATTGGAACAAAATGGCCGATAACCTCAACTATATTGGCTTGCTGTTTTACGAATTTAAGATCGGATAGGGACATATATGAATAGTAGGGTTTTAATTGCCGCCGACAGCGGTTTGATTCCGCCGAGTTCGCATAAAAAAGCCCGGTACAGGTGGTTGATTGGAGCAACCTTAAACCTGCCGGGATTTGTTAAAATCTTTTTAACTAACACAAAAGTAACTTTTTTTATCCAATACAAAAAGTCACTTCAAAATGAGCTGGCAAGCGTGCGCTGAACCGGGTTTTAAATATAATAAAACTTACCGAATTTCCCTCATCTGTTCATAACTATTTTTCATCTTTTAACAAGCATAACCATTGATCGTAAATACGTGTTGCTATTTGGGCAATCATGACAGGGGGTACTGACATGCCGGGAACATAATAAAATGGCAAATTCACCATTTTATAATCTAAGGGAAATGATGAACCAAGTAGAAATTCATTTCTACTGATATAAATAGGTTTATCATAATGAATATGAGAATGATACCTATTTGCTAGTAATGTTGAATGTGGTTGTTTTGACTTAATGAATTTACAGTTAAAATCGTTTTGTTTCATTCCTGCATCTTTTTTGGATTGACTAATTTTTGTATGATGCGGCTTTCTGCTATTCCATGCTTTTAAAGCATGTTCTGTAATTGGCATACCTAAATAATCGTTAAATTCAGATGTTGGGATCATTTTTTCCCTAAACATCAAATCCAACTTAGGTATTTTTCCAAACAAATCAAAGGTTGCCAATTTAGGCAATAAATCCTTCCGCAAGCAAATAAAGAACACGCGTTTACGCCTTTGTGGTACACCCATTTTTGAAGCATCCAATAAAAAGTGTTGTACAATATATCCTGCATCTTCAAATTGCCTGTAAATTTTATGAACATAGGCAAAGGCATTTCCTTGCAATAACCCTTGTACGTTTTCGGCAATTACAATTTTGGGCTGTAGTTCTTTCGCCAAATCTATAAAGTCAAAAAACAAAGTATCTAAAACCTGTAGTTTTTGCCCTTCTGAAAAAACCTTTTCTTTCCCCCAGTCTTTTTCACGATTACCGGCTATTGAAAACGAACTGCATGGCGGAGATCCATCCAATATATCCAGGTGGTATAATTCTTCCGGCAAATCTTTACGTGCCTTAAAAGTTCTTATATCTTCTAAAAACGAGTATTTCGGATGGTGATTTTCGATATAACATTTCATCATTTTGGGGTCGATCTCATTGCATCCAATAACGTCAAATCCAGCAAGCTTATAACCCATCGTAGAGCCACCTCCACAAGCAAAGCAGCTAAAAATAGTACCTTTATCTTTAGTGAATATACTATCTTTTAATATCCAGTGAGCGTCAATGGCGTTTCCCTTTCCACCGGCTTTCTATACCCGCAAAAATAACAGTCCTTTTTCGTACAGGTATAAATCTTTGGCTGGTAATGAATGCCGCTCTCCTTGCAAGCAACCTCTTTGTATTCTTCGCTTAGCGATTCGGCGTATTTCAGCAGTTCGAGGCCGGATGTGGTGTAGGGGTAATTATCTGTCATTGCAAAATAATTACATTATTACCCGCGGCTTCATTGCCAAAAATATCCCAACCGTCATATTCGTAATTTCCAAATAAGTCATTACGAGTACGTGCAAATAGTTCTATGCGTGGTATATCTCCAAATAATTCAACAATTCTTTTACGTGCGATACCTGGCTTTGCTGAATGCGCACAAACGGGGTGTTCGATAATTTGAGCAACCGATTTTGACATTCTTTTTAATGGCTTGCCTTTTGTAAATAACAGGCATATTTCTGCATTTGCACGAGTGTAATACCCCATTCCAAAGAAATTAGCCTTATTTTTTTTATTTTTCTTCACCCAGGTAAAGGCAACTGTTTTATAGGTAAAACCCCACTTCTTACCTAATTCAATAGCCTCCTGTAAACATGGGAATGTTGCCCACATAAATAATACGCAATTCTTATTTGCTATTTTGGAAATATCAATAATAGACACATCTTTCATCGTTAAATAATGAGACTCGGCGGATCTTCCGTTTCCCTTTTTACTCCAAACTTTATACGCCCACGGCGGATCGGCGTAAATAATACTATAGCTCATTCCCCTCTAAAATTAGGCATAAGCTTTTCATTCATAGCAAGTCGTTGTTTTATGGTTTCGTAATCCTTAATCTGTCTACGGTATTTATGAAAACATTTATGAATATAGGCAATTTGCCGTTCAGTATATTTGCCATTTAAAGGCAATCCTGAACAAAAACGCTTATCATAGCTGCCCGGCAAAAATGTTACTTGTGTTGACAGGCGGTTTGACATTAGCTTTTCGGTATCGGTAAGGGATTGTCGTTCGGGCTGCTCAGTTATAAATTTCATAAATTTCTCAATTCAGGTGAAATAAAAGGAACTTTAATCCATTCAAAAAATTCCTGTTCGCTTTGCCAAATAGGGGGCCTATTGTTCTTATCACGAACACAAGTCCATTTCGATTTGCCGTCAGGAGTTTTCGTTTCAACGCAATCCTTTTCAAGTCTTAACCCTAAATCAGAACCAACCCAACCTATTTTACGCCATCCCCGAGCAATTACTTTAAACGAATAATCAGCCGAGCCGGTTCGTATGGCAAATTGCCTGTAATAATCCGGCGCATCTGGAATGAATAAGTCGAGTGCGATTTCATGGGGTAAAGTAATTTTGCAATAACGTCCACTTGCCGAACCCTTTTCAATTTTGCCAAGCATACCAACGTTTAATATAAAGTCAACATCAATTTGACTGTTTTGCAGGGCCGTTCCAAATAAGTCAGAACTATTAACAATTTGAGTTTTCGGCAAGCAAACTATTTCAATGTCCCTTACATCCGGCTTTTTGCGACGAATTGATCCGGCTATGTTTATCTTTTCGCAAAATGGCGAAAGTTTGCTGACAATGCCTTGTGCTATTTCGGATGCTTGTAATAGGTTCATTTTATTTCCTTTTTTAAAATTTAGCAAAGGGGGTTAAATCAAACTGGAACGTTACTGAAGTTCTTCAAACAATATTCCTCAACCCCCTGTATATGCACACATGTTAAATCCCGGTCACGCCATTGCGTACCGTAAATATCGACATATTGTTTATTAATTGCTTTCATGCCAAAACGAATTTCAGCCAGCGATAACACAGCATCAATTTCCTGTTGTGTAATTTCGCCAACCCAGTCTTTCAGGTTGTATCCTGGATTAATACCCCATTCTTTCGGCGACCAGTTAAAGGCAGCATCTAATGGCAAGTCGGGAAAGTTTTCTTCCCAAAGTTGTTTTTCGCATTCGATCTGAATACCATTTGAACGATAAAAAGCATGCCGCCCTGATTTGAAATTAATAATTGCCCGGATGCGTTTGCGCCGCTTGCTTTCTTTTGGTTGCCCTTTATTTGCGCCGCTTGCATAGGTTTCGGATATATCCATTTCACAAACCAAATCTATCAATGTGCCGAAGCCCTTATCGGATAACAG